CCTTATGTGGCAATTATAAGCATGGATGTTGATCCCAATAATTTACACGAAGGTGCTTTTGAATTAGACTGGAATGACTTATTTGTAACAAGGCTAGTAAAAGCCGGATACATGATGGATAAAGATGACACCGATGCAGATATTGTAGATCGGTGGTTTCAAAATGTATGTCGCCATGTAGTTATGGAAACTTGGGAACAAGAAGAAGCAATGAATCCAAGGTTTACAAAAAGCCGAGATATCGGCGATGGTAGACGAGAGATTTCGTAATTATGGAAATTACTTTATTAGATGGATCAATAGGTCAAGAATTAGTTAAAAGATCAGGTAAACCACCAACAACACTATGGTCAACTAGTGTTATGATGGAAACACCCGAACTGGTTGATCAAGTACACGATTTGTATTTCGAAGCTGGAGCCACTGTTGCAACCACAAATACATATTGTGTTCTTGAAGAACGACTGGCAAGGTCAGGACTAGAAGAACACCGTCACACTCTTTGGCAAAAAGCAATTCAATCTGCAGATGGTGCTCGCCGGCGTAATAAATCAGGAAGAATTGCTGGTGCAATAGGTCCGTTGTTTGCATCATATCAACCTGATAGGTGCCCGCCTGCTCTAGAAGCAGCAGAAATGTATCAGGAAATAGTCAATGCATTAGATCCTGAATGCGATGTGTTGTTAATTGAAACTATGTCTAGCATTGATCAAGCTAGAGGTGCATTAATTGCTACAGAGAATACCATTCAACCGGTATGGATTGCATTTAGTGTTAACGATTATGATGGAACACTTCTTCGTTCGGGAGAAAAATTAAAAGATGTACAGCCTCTAATTGACAAGTACAATCCAGCAGCAGTATTGGTAAATTGTTCACGTCCCGAATCAGTAACCGACGCTGTTGATATTATTCGAGAATTTGGATTGCCATTCGGTGCTTATGCAAATGGGTTTACTGAGATTACTAAAGAATTTTTGTCTCCCAATCCAACTGTTGCTGCGTTATCAGAAAGAATAGAACTAACTCCTGATGTTTATGCAGATTTTGCATTGACATGGGTCGAGCAAGGTGCTACAATTGTTGGTGGATGCTGCGAAGTTGGTCCTGATCATATTCGAGAAATCTATCAAAGATTAATTAAACAAGGACACCGAGTTGTATGATTTTTAGTAGAGCAAAAGAACTCAAAGCCGAAGGTAAAAAAGTAGGCATCACATTTAGCACATTTGATCTTTTACATGCAGGGCATATTGCAATGCTCAGCGAAGCAAAGAATCACTGCGACTATCTTATTGCAGGACTGCAAACAGATCCAACAATTGATAGACCTGATACAAAAAACTCGCCAATACAAAGTATTGTAGAACGGCAAATCAGTTTGAGTGCATGTCGCTATGTTGATGAAGTAGTGGTATATCAAACCGAACAAGACCTTCGAGACCTGTTGCTGATACTGCCAATCGATGTTCGAATACTTGGAGTAGAATACAAAGACAGCGAGTTTAGTGGTCGAGAAGAATGCGAGAAGCGTGGCATTGATATTGTGTACAACGGTCGAGATCACAGTTTCAGCTCAAGTAGTCTAAGAAAGCGTGTGGTTGAAGCGGAATCAGACAAAAAACTCAGAGTGGTGTTGTGAAAATAATTTATGTAAACGGCGACAGTCATGCAGCAGCCGCTGAGGCTGTGGTGCCTTGTGCATTTGCCGAAGACGACGAGTTTTACTATGGAATGGGAAGACGCCCGCATCCTGAAAACGAGCGTGTGAGTTGGGGATGCGAGATAGCAAACCAGTTGGGTGCAGTGTTACAACTAGATGCAGAAAGTGCCAGCAGCAACTACAGAATTGAACGCACCACACGAGAATGGATCGATAATCCTAGCTTTATCGATTATGAACAGATTGTTTTGATAGGTTGGAGTACTTGGGAACGTGAAGAATGGTTGATCGACGATGTTTACTATCAAGTTGGATCAAGTGGCATAGACGATGTTCCCAAAACTCATCAGCAGCAATATAAAGATTTTGTTATCAATGTCAACTGGCAGCAAGTTACCGAATACTGGCACAATCGTATTTGGCAATTGCACCTTGATCTTAAAGAAAACAACATACCACATGTGTTTTTTAACTGTAATAATTCTTTTGAAAAAATTGCTGCTGATTCACAGTATGATTGGGGAGCAAACTATATTTCACCGTATTCAGCTGACGGCACATACGATCAACGATTGCGTCAAATGGGCCACGACACTGTTTCGGCAGATTCTTGGCATTTTGGACCAAATGCTCATAGGAATTGGGCAGAATTTATGTTACAATACATATACAACAACAAAATTCTAGGAACAAAATGAGATATCTATTAATTGACACTGCAAATACATTTTTCCGTGCAAGACATGCTGCCTATCGTGCAGCCGATACTTGGGAAAAAATTGGATATGCATTGCACATCAGTTTGAGCTCGATAAACAAAGTTGTAAAACGTTTTGGTGCTGATCATGTAGTATTTGCACTAGAAGGTCGTTCGTGGCGTAAGGATTTTTATCCTCCTTACAAACGCAATCGTAAAGAAGCAGTCGCTGCCATGACCGAAGCAGAACAAGAAGAAAATCAAATGTTCTGGGAAACATATGATGCATTTACCACGTATCTACAAGAACAAACAAATTGCAGTGTGATCCGACACGAGGAAGCCGAAGCAGACGATGTGATTGCTAGATGGATTAAACTACATCCAAACGATCATCACACTATTATTTCCAGTGACACTGATTTTGTTCAACTGATTGATCACAATGTCAACCAATACAACGGTATCACTGACGAGTTAATTACACTTGAAGGGTATTTTGATGACAAAGGTAATACTGTAATTAACAAGAAAACAAAAGAACCCAAAGAAGTTCCTGATCCTGCTTGGCTGTTGTTTGAAAAATGTATGCGTGGAGATCCCACTGACAATGTGTTTTCTGCTTATCCTGGTGTGCGCAAAAAAGGCACTAAGAATAAAGTTGGGTTACTAGAGGCATTTGCTGATCGACACAAACAAGGATATGCTTGGAACAATGTCATGCTAAGTCGCTGGGTTGATCATAACGAAGTCGAGCATCGAGTACTAGACGATTATGAACGCAACAAACACTTGATTGACTTAACAGCACAGCCTGAAGAAATTAAACAAAAAGTAGACAATTCAATATTGGAACAGGTACGCCGTGAAGATATTGGCCAAGTTGGTGTTAGGTTTATGAGATTTTGTGGCCGGTATGACTTGATAAAAGTGTCTGAACAGGCAGAGCAATACGGAAAATGGCTCAATGAATCATACCCTGGTGACCTTTAAAAGCCAACATCAATTTTACTTTATACGGCATCTTCCATGGGCCGGTGGCAATCATGTTGCCAATATTATGTCACTTGATCCCGGCTTTGCTCCTCGATTTGGTAAGACTCGAGACGGAGAGTTTGATAGAACTCTAGCAATTTATCAGTCAACTAAACCGTTTGTGCATCACGACTTAACAACTCGCAGCGACATTGGCGGAGGCAGTCAAGGATGGTCAGTACCTGACTATGTGTTTGACTATTCTGCAAGTGTTCATCGAGGACACGCAGGCGGTTTTCTTTGGGACACCAGTTGGCAATTGGCTAAAAACAAAAAATTTATATTAATGACATTTAACACACAACAATCGGTTGAAGCAGTACGGTATCGCGAGCGTGAAAATGTAAAAACTGATACATTTGCTAACAATTATTATGCCAAGGAATTAGCAATGTTCTATAGTCAACCGTTTGAAGAACCTGGCATTGACAGCAGAGAAACCAATTTTTACATGGAAACTGCAGAAATTTTCAAACCTGACATTTCTGCATGGATTGAGCGTATAAATAGGTTTTTCAACTTGGCCATTCCCGTGGACCAAGCTAAAACATTACACAGTATATGGTTAAAGAAAAACACACCAAAGGAGGTAAACAATGATTAAAGCCAAAACAGTTGTTCCGGATCAATTTTGGATTTTACAACAGAACGAATCCAAAATTGGAAACATCGAAGCAATAAACGGACAATACGAAGTTACCGTTAACGGCAAGTCGTTAAAAGTAGACAGTATAAAATCTTTTGCAGACGATTTCGATGTTGATTTTATTGACGTGGTACAGGTCCGAAACAACGAAATACCTTGGAGTGTACACGGATATCCAACATCAAGTCATGCTTATAATGCAGTATTTGATGTCAAAGAACAATTGCCACTGTGGACTCAAGAGCCACGCAGTCGGTCGTGGTATGCTGCTGGTTGGTATAGAGTCAAGCAACACCGAGATTGGAAAGTGATTTTTTGTCCCAAGTTAATCTTTTTAAATCGTTACCGTTACGAAGGGCCGTTTAAATCAGTAGAAGAGGCAAACTTTTTATGAGTTTGCATATCAATCGATTCATGGATAGAATCACAACAGCCGAAAGCCGTCAACAAAGAGACGTTGTGATTTCAGTCAAAGATGCTCGTGCATTACATACCGAAATTACACGCTTGTTGTTATTGGTTGAAGAATTACGCAGTCAGTTGGATCAAAACACAACCACCGACACAATTGTTGTACAGGGTGCAGATTTTTAAATCGTTTTATACTATGATAAATAATCATGGGAGATAACGATGAGTAGACCTAAACCTAATGTAATGGTAGAAATTACCGATAAACAAACATATAAGACACAACAAGTTTTAAAAGCCAATGGAATTTATGCTGTATTTTTTCAAGGATCTCCTATCAATTTTAAAACTGCCAATTTACTAGTGCAGCACCCGGGACCAAAATATAAAAAAGTCAGTTTTTCAAATCCTGGACACGCAGTAAACATGGCAAAAAAACTCAATACACAATTTAAAACCGAAGACTTTACTGTGGTGTTGTTGCAACAGGGAGAGCAAATCTATCCTGATGGTAACAAGAACTGATATAACTCGTTCAATTATTGAACTGTTACCCGGTGATCAAACACTTTCTTTAGATCAAGCAATTATTTCCTGGTATCGAAACATTCGTCGAAACGGGGGATTACGACTCACTGATCAGGGA